TAGAAATTCGTTTAATTGACCTTCGCTTAACTTGATGTGAAAAAAACCTTTCTTTTTATTAGGAGGTGTATAATCTTTTAATTTAACAGGATTATACCATTTATATTCACCAGTTGGATTATTGTTTTCATCATATTCTTTAAGATAATCTTTGTATATCATAAACTCATTATTTTCATCTAAGTAAATAAATCCATTCATATACCTGCTAAATAAGCCCATTATTTTATCTTTTCCGTTAGCTATATCTACATTATTTCCTATTTTTAAAATTTCATACACAACTTTATTCATACCTGTAGATTCATCATTTACAAATTCTGAAGTAAACTTATTAATTCTTTTAGCTACATCTTCAACATATTTTTCTGTCATTCTAGCCATTTGAGAAAATCCACCTGAAGGTTCTCTAAGTGCTCTTCTTCTTGGAGTCATTTTTCTTGCAAAATATCCATCAAAATAAACTACAGTATCTTTACCCCAAATATTTTTTTTATTTTCCCAATACTTAGGTTGTAATGCAAAGTTATATATTGTATTAAGATTTTCAATAGATAATGCATTAATATTCATAGCCTTTTTACCTTTATAAGTAATGCCAATTTTTACTCCAGATTCACCAGCTATTTCTCTAATAAATTGATATATCTCTCCTGAAAATGCTGGATAAGCTTCAATTATTCCAGATATTTTAGCTGCTAACAACTCTCTTTCAGAATCTTTTCCATATTGTTTAATAAATTTTTCATCAATAAAATCCATATTAACAACATCACCAATTTTATACTCTCCTTGTAAAAGAGCTGCTATTTTTCTAGTAGTATCATTTACCTGCTCAGTCTGTAATAAATTTTCTACTTCATCTTTTTCTAAATCAGCCTTAATTACATCATTTAATACTTCTTTATTTATACTACAATTACTCATATTTATACACCTTTACAAGCATCTCTTATTAAAATCTCTATTGCTTGTCCACCTTTCATTTCTCTAACTTTGTCTACTTTAATTCTACTTTCATTATTCACAATATCATTGTATTCTTTAAAATAAGCTTTCATAATAGAAGCGTCAAGTAAGTTTACATTTTTAGGATTAACACTTACTGGAGGTATAGATATTGGATATCTATTTTTACCAGTTACTGAATTATTCTGAAGACTCATTAAACCTCTTAAGAAATATAATGTTGCTGCAGATTTAGCTGTCTCACTTAAAGCTTTAAACTTAGGGTCATGTTTTTCAATCCAATTAATAAGTTCAGTATTAAAATTCATAATATCAGAACCTTTAACAGTAATATTTTTCAATAAAGAAAGGTATTCTTTGCTCATATTGTGTGCATATACTCTACCTTCTTCATTTTGAGATTTGGCCCATGTGTCAGTAGTTCCTTTAAAGTTCCCAAGTTTTTTATCTTTTTCAACTTTAGATTCAAATATTTCAAGCCCTAATTTATTAATATATTCTACACTTTCAATGTGAGCATTTTTATGCACATCATTTGATATATAATAAGGTGAGCCTTCATATCCAAAATAATTCCAATTTTTTTCTAATTTGTTCCAAATTTTATAAGGTAATATAGCTAAACTTTCTAAAGCAGTTAAAGAACTATTTTTAATATCTACTTCGTATTGATTGTCTAGTATAAGAGCTTCTCTATATATATTTCCAGCTTCTAGATTTGTATTATCATCTAATCCCATAATAATTTGTAATTCTTTACTATTTTTTATCATATCTCTTAAGCCATATTTTTTAAATGAATCTAAGCCTTTTCTTACATTGTTTACTCTTGTAAAAAGATTTAAATGAGCTACTATTGCATCTAAATGTATATTTTTAGCTGCTTCATTTTGAATATTTATATCTAACAAACTTTTTAACAATCCATTCTTGCTGTAATTCCACTCTTCTAAAAGACTAAATTCGTTATTATCAGCAGCAGCTTGTAACCATATTCTTAAATATTCATCAACAGTTCCTGACCAGCTACCTTTTTTACCTAAGTAAGTTGCTTCAGGAAACTTAATTATTTCATCAGGTTGTCTAACTCTTATCTTTATATTAGTATTTTTAATATTAAATCCGTTATAAACTTGACTTACAATACCGTATATTAATGCCACATTAGAAACTTCAGATATAGCATTCTGTCCAGCCATTAAATTATTCATAGTTTCAAATCTAGATTTTTGAGTTAGTGGATTCTTAACAATACCTGAAGCAAATTTATTTAAATCAACTCCTTTTACTTTTAAACTATCTAAATAAGGTTTGTAAACAGCTTCTGTTTCAGGACTTAATAATTCTATATGAACTTCATCTCCATCATAATCTCCTTCAAGCTTAACAAATACATCTCTCCAATTTAATTCTGCTAAGTGACTTCTTTCATGTAAGTTTTTTACTCTAGCCATAAAAGCTCCACCTTTATGAACTACTGGACTTCTTGTTATCATAACATTGATTTCGTGTTTTTCAAGCAATTCATTTAATCTTGATACTGATAATTTTTTACCACCTGCAGAATTTTGTCTTGGAATACCTTCTAAATCATGCAGTCTGTCTATAACCATTTGTGAATTTTGTACAGCTAAAGATACTTCTGATGTATTGCTATCAGGACTTAGTGAAGATTTCAAACTACCAGTAAAATCAGGAGATAAATCATATATAGAACCAGGAGAGTCTCCCATATTAATAATAGTATCAACTATTTGAGTTTGAACTAATTTATCTACTTTTATTTGTAAGGATGGATGCAAACCTGCACCAAGTTTTGCAAGTTCAAGTGCAATGTCATCAAATCCTTCTATATTTTTACCTTTTAATTTATCAAAAAATTGAGCAATACTATTCTGTGCTGCAACTCCACTTTTTGTATTTGGAACAAATCTTCCTTTATCATCCATTTTACTACTAAAAGATAAATAAAAAGCTCTAGATAATTTCTTTTCTACTTCAGGAACCATTACATTTACAAAATGATTTATCACATTTTCATCATAAACATAGTTATACCATTGCATTATATGTTTAATTGTTTTTTTATGAGATTCTGCAAACTTAATAACACCTAAAGATTCTCCTGGAATTGTTATTCCCATATTACTTGGAAGACCAAAGCTGTCATCAATAAATCCAGAACTAAATGCTTTATTAGTTTCCATTTTTATTTCATCTTCAGTAGAAAGCATATCAACATATGTTCTATATTCACTTCCTTCATTATCAGTATTAATAGCTTGTATATTTCTATTCTCATCAACTATCCATAAGACTTTTTTTGTTTTTTTATCTATTACTTTAAACCCTTTTTTAGGTAAAATGTGGTTATGTTTTATAGCTAACATTGAACCTGATTTATTATTAGCATATATAACAGTTTTTAATTTTGCTTGATTAGGGGCTAAACCAAAACTATCTTCAACTTTTTTAAATAAATCTTTAGAAGTTAAGCTGCCACCATCTCCTATATATTTATTAGTTATTCCACTACCACTTCTTACAGGATTAAACTTTTTACCATCCATATATTGAAATTCAACATCATTAGGGTCAAATTTAGCAAGTTTAAAATTAGGCATTTCCTTACTTCCAGTAATAGGAGTAAATGGTATTTTAATTCTTTTAAATAAATTAGATGCACCTTTCGGATTTGCTAGATAGTTAGGAAATATTTTATTCATTTCATAATAAACAGCTATATCTTTTGCTATATCTGCAATTGGTTGATTTAAATGTTCTTTTATAAATTGTTTTTTAATTTCAATATCTTTAGCATTAGAGTCATCTTTTCTTAATTCATTATTCCAAAAATTATTTAACTTTTCTTTATTTGAAGCAATATTTAAAATAGAATCACCATATTCTTTTTGAAATTCTAAATTATCTGTATAATTAAAAAGGCCTAATTTCTTAGAATCTCCTCTAATAAAACCTATTGTTAAGCCTAATCTATTTACTTCTTTTTCTAACATTTCTAATTCTTTTGTATTAAAAAATGTATATGACTTACCCCAATCTTTAAATTTAACTTGATTTCCAGTTTGAGGATTTGTTATATATATTTGGTTTCCATTTTCATCAAATTGATTAACTAATCCAAGTACGTCTCCTCCACTAATAAAAGATATATTTTTATTGCCCATAACAGATTCATATAGTGTTTGTTTTTCATATTGATTATTTTGATTTCCTGTTACTACATTTATAGGCCCTTTAAGTTCAACTTCTATTCCTGTAGTTTCAAAGCTATTAGTTTCTTCATTGAATTGTTGATACTTTTTAACGACATAATTATCTCTTTGGTTTAATGCAGCTACTGGTTTACCGTTAATTAATTCTATATTACCATTAGTTTTTAAAGAATACATAACTCTGTTATAATATTTATGCAATGCATTATCTTGTCTTTTTGTTAAAAACTTAGCACTACGTTTAAAGAAGTTAGGCATAACAAAATTTTTCCAAGAATTATAATCTGGATAATCTCCCACTTTAACACTTGCTGTAATCTTTTTTATATCAGATTTTTTTAATGTAATATTTAATTCACGTATAGTTTGTAAATCAGCTTTACTAACATCTCTCTCATTTGTACCTGCTTGTTCTGATATATTAGCTAAACCTTCGTCTAACTCATCTACAATATCAATAACAACTTCGTTCATATCATCAGTATTAATCCAATGATATTTAGATTTATTGTCTAATTTTCTAACATATTTTTTATCATTTTTCTTATCAGAAAACTTTTTATTAAACCATTTTTCAAAGCTATCTTGTACAGGGTCTAATCCAGATAAAGCATCTAACATCATATCTCTATATTCAAATATATCAGCCATTTCAGTAACTTTGCTTATAAAATTTATATAATTAGTTTTTCTTAAATTATTAACTTCTTTCCATGCAGTTTCAAACATATCTTCTACTATCTTAGTATCATATAATCCTAGTATAGGTTTATTAAGATTCTCAATATCAATCTTTCTTTTAATTTTTGTTTTAATTTGCGTTTGATTTTGAGGGTTAGTTTTATTATTTATATTATTCTTTAATACTTTCTTGTATCTATAAGGCAATAACTTATCAGGGTCTTTAACATCAACTGTCCAAAGAGGATATTGAGCCCAATCAGGAAAAGCTAATCTTAAATTTAAATTATATTTTTTACTTATTTTTTCTAACTCTTTAGTAAATATACCTTTACTTATTGGAATTATCTTTAAATCAAAACCTGCTTCTTTCATTTGTTCTTCTAACATTTTATAGTCATCACTTCTTTCTAAAGTAAAATCTTCTTTTTGAGAAAATTTATCTCCTTTTATTTTATATTTAGTTATATATTCAAATTCTCCTTCTTTAATATATGCAGGTGTATCTTTATCAAACTTTATTTTATTTTTAGAAAGAGCTTTAAATATATCAGAGTATTGAGAATCGTTTATCATAAAATCAAAAAAATCTTTATAAATACGATAACTTTCTTTTAAACTTAAATCACCTATTTTTTTTCCATATGGAGCTAATAATACTTTACCTATTGCTAGATTATAATTAACTATTAGCATATTCTTTGCTGTAAAAGAACCAAGTTTTTTTTCTACCTCTAAAATAAAATCATCAGCAGGAATATTGCTTATAAACCTATTAATATTATCCCATTGAGCTTCTTCTTGAGTATTATATACACTTTTAGCTGCAGGATTGCCTTCTATTAAAGTAATTACTTCTCCAGTATTTAAATAAATAGGTTTATTTGGATTTGTTAAATAAGCATGTCTAATAGAATGTAATATATTAATATTAAACCAATTTTTAGATAATGATATAACTTCTTGCATTCTTTTAATTTCTAAAGTAGAGTCAATTTCATCTTTAAAGCTTACTTGAAAATCTTTACCTTTTGGAGATAAAGATTCTACAGCTTCTTTTTGAACAATGTCATAAGCTGTTAACAAAGATATGCCCATTTTTAATTGCTTATGTATATAATGTTTAGTAATATTTTTTAATAATAAATCAAATGTTTTATCTGTTGTTACTTCTTCTTCTAAAATATTTTTAACCCATTCCATTTTTTGAATAGTAGTTTTATTAGTATCATAATCTTTCTTATAATTACGATATTTATTTTTTATAAAATTCCACTTTTTTAACTCTGGCCATTGTAATTTCCCAGTTTTAGATAATTTAAATTTTCTATTTCCATTATGAGAAATAAGGTCTGACAATTTAAACCCAACTCCATCCATCAATATCATGTCTTCTATATACTCAAAAGCTCTTCTTATAGAAGTATTAGAATTGTATGTTCCAAATCTATTTGTATCATAATCACTTTGCTCATTATGCAATTTTAATAAATATTTATAAAAACTATTTTCTGGGTTTGCAGCTTTATTATATCTTGTATCTGCAAATTGTAAATATGCGTCAGAACTACCTATTCCTCCAATATTTGCATCTTTAGTCCAAAACTCCCAAAATTCATATAAATCTTTTCTATCTTGTTTTGTATAAGGGCTATCTTCTCCATAACTAAATAAAACATTTGAAACTTGCTTTGCTATTCTTAAATCAGGAAATTCATTATATTGTCGATTTTTAAGACTATTTAGTAGAATACTAAATTCACTATTCCCATCTAATACATTTATAGCAAAAGATTCTGGTATTATATTATAACCAGTTTCTACAAAAAAATATTTATCATCTAAAAAATCATTTGATATAATTTCAAACATTTTATCTAATATCTGATTACTAGTAGGAACATACCCTTCTAAATTATGGGGATTTAATCTTTTTTGAGCTTCAGAATAAATATCTTTCAAAATTTTGTCTGCTACTTCAGTATTAATTATATTTCGTCCTAATTGCGAATTTATTTTTATATCATATACAGTTCTTTCATTTGCTAAATTAACAACAGAAATACGGCCTTTTTGTTCTTGAGAAGCCATATCCATATCTTTACCTAACGCATGTAAAAGATACAGTAATCCATTCATTTCTAATTCTTTCTTCAATTTATCTTCAACTGAAAACGCAGGTCTATTTGCATATTTTCCTGTTGAAATACTTAATATATTTGGATTTAAAATAATTTTTGGATAATTTGAAGGATATACTGTATCAAGCCAAGTAGGAGTTTCATTCGTTTCTCCCTTCAGTCCTTTTTCAATTATTTGTTCTACAGGTGGCATTAACTTAATATCATCTTTAGTTAAAACTACGTCTCTCAAATTATTAACATTTTTTATAATTTTAATAAATTCCATTAAAACATCTGATTGAAATTCAAATAATAGTTTTCCTCCATCACGAGTAGGAGAAACTGCATACCATCCAACTCCTGTACCACCATCTAATTCAGGAAAACCATGCATTATTGC